TGCTCTACCCATTGCCTCTAAAGTTCTTCCTTGTAATTCTGCTTGTTGCACTCCTTCTCTTCCACCACCAAAAGCACCTGATCCTACCGCTTGTGCAGCTAATTGATTTTGTAACATAGCTCCCTGTCTTGCAATTTCATCAGTTACATAAGATTGATATGGATTTAAATATTGTGCAATTTGTGATGCACCAATTGGTCCTGCTGCCCCTTGTATTTGTGCAATACCTTGTTGTAATGTTGGAGCGCCTACCCCTGTAGTTCCTGCTGCAGTTATTCCTTGTTGCTCTAAAGCGGATAAAGGTGCAACTTGAATATCAGGTAAATTGATAGGTTGTTGCGCGACTTGACGCGCAATGTCCATTAATTCTATTTTACGTTCTTCAACACCCGGAGCTTCTCTTACAATAGATGTTTGTACGCTTGGTGTTGATGCTGGTGCTGATCGACTTCCTCCTCCAAAAAAACTCATATTATATCCATTTCTCTAATTGAACATGTTTCTTTTTCCATCCCCATTTTTTGGAAACTCTTTCCCAACCAGGTCTGGCCATGATGCTCAGTCTTTTACATTTATTGACTGTAGCAAATTCAGTAACACTTTGTATTAAAGAGTCTTCCCAAAGGTCTCTTCTTTTACCAGTGCATATTACTATTTCGTATTGATTATAGTTTGGCATCTCTGCAATACGCCCAACACAGATACCAAATACTTTATTTTCTTGGCTTTCATCAGAACCAAACATAATCCAACATTGCATTAAATCTTTTTTTAAATTATCCATAACCCAAGAAGAATCTGCATACTTACCAGAAAAAGCTAATGCTTCAGAAACCATAAACTCAGCAAGTGGCCAAAACTTTTCTATGTCTTTTGGTTCTAATGGTAAAATACTAACTAAAGGTTTAATTTGTTTTTTGTTTACTGTCGCCATTTTTCTCCTTCAATAAATCAAATACTCTTTTGTATCTTGCTTGTTGTTCATAGAAATATTTAGCGCCTTTTTCTCTCATATCTTTCATACTATTTGGATTAGCTCCAGCTATGATTCCAGCACCTAATACTCCATCTGCTCTTGTTACAAACTCTCCGTCTGCTAATTGAGCTAACATTGTATCTTCGTCCTTATCTCCGTTTCCAGATCCGTCCTCTACATAACCTGATGCTCTAACATAATTGTTAGCATCATTTTCATCATGAGAAACTTTTGATGGAAGATAGTTTATACCACCTTCATTAAATTTTTTTATTTCTGCTAATCCACCTGTTTTCAATCTTGTTTGTGAGAATGCAATATTTCCCATTCTTCTTTGTCCTCTTCCTGCTTCTTCAGGTAAATACATTTTTTCGTAAGCTTTTTCTTCACCTGTTTCAGGATCAATATAAGAATAACCAGGTCTATTCTCTTGTAGATCTAATACACCCATGTTGTAACCAGGCATGTAAATATCTGTTGGCCCTGGTTCAAATGCACCCGATGCGTATAAACCAAGAGCAGTTAGTCCTCCAACTTTTAATGGGTCAGTAACCATTTGACCTTCTACTTCTCTTCTAAATAACATATCCATTAAAGATCCACCTTTAGTTTTTTCCAAATTTGTCATTGTTCTTGGATCTCCAACGATAGCACCTTCTTGTCCTATAAATTGTCTTCCTTGTGAAGATGGTGTGAACGGAACTACTTGTTGTCTTGGATTATAAGCCCCTGGTAATTTTGCTAATATTTGTGGTTGACCTTTTACAAAAGCTTTTGTTGGATCTGATCCTGGAAACATTGACATACCAGCAGAACCTAAAGTGTAACCAGTATAAGCACCCGTTGCACCACCTAGTAATCTTCCTAGTCCAGAAGCACCACTTTGTCTTGCTCCTTGATATCCTTGATAAGCGCCTAGTGCACCTAATGCGTAGGGTAAATATTGTAACATTATATAACGTTCTCCTTTAAAGATCTTTAAATATGAAATATTACCATTTTACTTAGGTAATATCAACTCATCAGCAAATCGTCCTTGGTATTGATGTTCTCCAATATGTGCTATCGGGTCATCAATAAAGGCATAACATTTACCACCAATTTCTGTCCATAGTTTACAAAAAGAAAAGTCTTCTCCTAAATATGTTTTAGTTTCTGGGTCATGTATACAATCAAAAAAATTCCACATGTGAGGCTTATCTACATACTCCCCATTTATAACTGTCTTTTGTACTATTTGTTTATCTGGGTAAGCTTTAATCATCTTATCAAATACTTGTCTTTTAATTAACATACATCCAGTTGGACTATGGGTGACTTCTATCACACCTCTATCGACACTAACATCATTAGGATCAGCTATTTTCATAGGATAAGTATGTAGCCATTTTCTTATATCATCAGCTTTTTTAATCTCACCTTTTTGCATTTTTCTAAAAGCTTTATCCCACATCAAAGTTTTTAATGGGTAGGGTATTGAGATAACATCTTTATCTCTTTCAATCATTTTAAATATAGATTCAGCATTAAATAATATATCCGAATCCACAAACAACATGTGAGTTAATCCAGATTCTATAAATCCAGATACACATAAATTTCTACCTTGAGTAACAAGAGAAGATTTCATTATTTGAAAAGCAACATCAACATTTCTTTTCATACATTCTTTTTGAAATTCTAATAATCCTTGAGCATAATGAATAGAACATTGATCATGAACCGGTGTTGCAACAAATATAGAATAAGGTGCTCTTCCCTTAGCCGTTGGCCGTTGTCCGGTATCCGTTTTCCACATGGGTTTAATCTTTTTCATACCATCAACTACACGTGGCATTGGTTTAACATTAGCTTCTTTTAATGTTTGATAGGTATCTTCATTAATGTAAGTTTTACTTTCGCTCATTTACTGCTCCTCTTAAAAAACTTTCCCATTCTTGACCTTTCTTTTCCCAATTATAAAATCTTTTATAAAATCTTTGTTGGTTTTCTAAATGATTCTGTATGTAGTCTTCATGTAAATAGTTAGCTGCTACTTGAATAGCCCCTGCAGTAGCCAAAGCCATTTGTTCATAGTTTTCTGTGTAGTTTATATATACAGGCCATTCAGAACAAGTTTCATATAAAGCACCATAGTTATTAGTAATTACATGAACACCTGACGCTAATGCTTCCATAGCAGATACACAGGATGTTTCTTCAAATGTAGATGGATAAACATACAAATCGTAGTCTGTCATATGTTCTAAAATATATTCATTAGGTTTATATCCAATGTAATTTACATTTGGTAATTTTTCAGCTTGCTCGTATAATGGTTTAAATTGATCATCATTTTGTTTTTTAAATTCTTCTCCATAAACTTGTGTGGATGAATATACATCTAATGTAATATTAGATGTTTTTATTTCTTGCATTGCACGTAATAAAACATTTAAACCTCTCCAAGGTGTATTATGATGAAGTATTTTTATAGGTTGTCCTTTTTTATAAATTTTTCTTTTAGGAAAGTTAGCTATACCGTTTTTAATAACCATAGATCTATCGGTTGGTATATCAAAGAAATATCTAAATTTTTCATAGTTCCAGTGTGAATTAAATACATACCAATCATATTCTTTATGTCTTTCTTTATTACCGAAAAACTCTTGTAGATTTGGTTGGTCGTATGAATTTTTTTGCCAAAGAATATTTACTTTATTTGGGTCAATTGGAACTTTACCAGGAACAGAAGTACATATTTGTACTTGATCTAACAACTCTTTTGGAACATGCTTATGAAGCATTTCCATTTGTAGCTCAGTGGCTCCTCGGGGTTTCATTATTCTTTTGTTTTAGCACCCATTGAAACTCTTGTCACTTTAATTTCTAAATCCTGTCTAAAATCATCTTGAGTTGTATCGGTATTGGGATCTAAAACATCAGCTTGAAACTCATCCTTAGATGCATAAACTTTACCAGTTCTCTTATGTCTGATAATTTCTTTAGCTTCAGCGGGTATTTTTACTAAATCACTCATGCTCTTCCTTGTCTATTGTACTTCTTATAATCTCTTTTTTCATTTTTGGAAAGACTTTTTTTATGACGACCTGGACGTTTACGAGGTTTTGGTCTAGGTACGAAATGCGTAAACTTTTGTTTAGCCATTCTGGTCTTCTCTAGAAATTTCTAATATTGAACATACTGCAGTAACACTTGTAGTATCACTTGTCTCTAATGTCAACGCATCGTTCTCCTCTAAGATGATTGGTCCTTTAGCAATATTACAAATAGTAGGTCCTGTGATAGATGCGTATGCGATTAAATTAGAAGTATTAGAATTTGAATTATCATTTATTTTAGCTTGTACAATCTTGCTTCCACCTTGATTAGTAACTTGTATGTTTTGAACAATACCCCTACCGTTGGCCGGTGCTGTGTATACGGTAACAGCATTTGTAGTAGTGCCTGTAAAGAATGCGTTTTTATATATATTTGCCATTATGTTAAATCATACCATTTTAAAGTTCCAAGGACATTATCATTATTAGCTGCACCTTTAGCACATAAAGTTAAAGTATCCGATGCTCCTGCAATTGTTTGTCCTATTTGATAATCAAAATTAAAACCATCACCATTAACAGATGCTGATGAAACACCTTTACCTGATAAATATGTTTTAGATAATATGGTTCCACCAGTGATTGTTGTAGTTCCTGTTAAATCATATTCTACATTATCAGAATAACTAGTGTATGAAAAGGCAACACTTGGTGTTGCATTTAATCTTAATTGTACTTCAAAATCAGAGTTATCTACTGCAGCAGCTAAAGCTCCTTGTGGCACGATTACTGCATACGGTCTACCTGATTTAATTCTTATTGTTGCTAAATTATAAAATGTTCCTGCTGTAGTTAATGTAACACCAGCTAATGAAGCTGTTCCAATCATTTGTTCTACAGCTCTTGGTGCATAACCACCTTCAATAATACAAGTAGAACAAACTTGTTCTAATGTAGCTGCACCTGTTAATGTACCTGTTGCTTCTATTTCATATCGTATTGGTAAGTTTGCTGTTTGCATATAAACAGTAGATAAACTATTTGCATTTAAAAATGTATGTGCTGTAATAAATTTACCATCAATTACAAACCCAACTCTTACAGCTCCCATTCCTAACCATTCATAATCTGTAAACATAATAGTAGCTTTTGTAGGATCAAGTGTATAACCAGAAGCTCCCGTACCATCAAGTTTATCCCCGTTCCACGATGATTGAACAACATCATTATCAACAGCGGATCCTGAAGTATAAGTTCTTCTTACAATTTGATAACCTGTTCCTGTATCTTCAAAAAAGATTCCGTTGTTTGCATCAAATGTTCCAATACGTTGTTCTAAATTTTCTTCTTGTGCATTCATTACAAATGTATTTAATATCAATAATGATTTACCTGGTTGATAACTCATTACTCTTTTAGATTGTCGAATAACTTTATCGCCACTACTTGTCGTTACATTTAAATTAACTGTGGATTTATTTGATGTATAAGTAACAGTTCCTGATCCTGTTAATGATTCATCAAAGAGACTATTCTTTGACATAACATTTTTAGAATCAAATATAGTAAGTGGATTAGATACTCTTAATCGTCCAAATGCATCATAAGCAGTAGAGCCATCTCCACCACCTATTACTGTTGGTTCTACATTAACATTATTGCATCCAGACATTAGCAACCGTACCTTGTATTAAACCAAGTAAACCGTTCTACTTCTTGTTTTAACTCTTCTTGAAAAGCAAAGTTTAATTGGTTCTTTAATGTTTCTAATGATGAAGTAATTTGTCTTTGATTAGTAACATCGTATTGTTCTTTGGGTTCTGGAATATAAACTGTAACTTTAGCCATAATTAATTTCTAAATGCTGCGTGTTGTCCAGTGGTCATACCACTACTTAACATTGCACCACCCGCATTTTGACCTCCACCACCTCCACCAGAAGTCGGTTGCATAGGTGCTGTATATTGTTTAGCTTTCGCTGCAGCTTGTGCTGCTTGTTCTTGTCTTAATTGTTGTTGTCTTGCAAATTGATTTGCAATAAAAGCATTATAAGCTAATTGATTAGGACTTGAGTAAGTTCTTATAGGATTTATATTTCTTAAAACATTTTGTCTTGTTACATAATCACCATAATTACCAAATAAACTTCTTACATTTATACCCATAGGATCTTTATAAAGTCCTGAACTAGGATCTCTATAAAAACCACCTAGTCCTTGTCTACCTTGTTTCATAGATTCTTTAATAAATTGTTGATCAGAAATTGGTAAATCATCAAATCGATCTAATTTATCTATACCTGCCATAAGTAAACCTACAGGTGAAGGAAAAAAACCAAACCTTTCTTTTATACCGCTATATAAATCCGATAATCCTCCAGTTAAATTTTGTAAAGATTCTTTTGCATCTCCGAATTTTTGTTTTAAAAAATCTAAACCACTAGGTTGTTTTGTTTGTTGGCTTTGAACAAAATCTTTAAAAATTTGAAAAGTAGGATATTTATTTTGTAAATTTTGATTTGTGCTGTATTGTTGAAATAGTTGTTCTTCGTTCATTATCTTCTACCATCCGGTTGTGTATCTACTCTAAATAAACCTAATCTCCAGTTTTCATCTGTTGAATCATTTTCAACTTTTAGTGCAGCAAGTCTTGCTCGTGCACGTGTATCTATTTTATCTGTATTTGATGTAACAGTAAAGGGTCCAAGAGGTGAAGAACTTGCAGTATCACTTGGATAATCTCTTAAATCTAAAGTAACTTTAGCATTACCATTTAATACTTTAAAATCTGGAATAAATCTTCTAATTTTCATAAAAAATTCTCCCTGCCCTTCAACATCTAAATCAAAATCTCCAGATTCAATAAAGGCTGCTATAGCTGTTTTATTACCATTAGCATCTACTTCATTAACACCTGTTTCATGTTCGTAATAAAGTGATCTTCCTTGGGTTGAGGTTATACCATTGACCACAGGAAAAGATGGAGCAACATTTTGTTCAAATTTTGTAGCATAAGGTTTATCAAATACCGATTTATCTGTGTAAGAAGTTCTTGCTAAAGTACCCGTTGTCCATGTTGCTTCTTGGTAATTATACACAACCATTCGATTCGCAAACTGATTCGATGCATCTGGATAAAACCAAATAATTTCATTAAATAAACTATTGTGTGCTGCATACACTTGTTGACCAGCATTAAAGTTTAACCCTGGATTATTTCCTGTTGTTTTAAATACAAAGTCTTCTACAAGACATGGCATCTTTTTAACGGAACCATCGTAGACAAAAAATCCTCCTTCATCAGACATCCAATAAACAGTTGTATCTACAAACACCATTGCGTTTTGTCCTAATACTCCACAGTTAGAACCTATCTGTCTAATAGAAAATGTAAATGGTGGACCAACAAACTGCATAATATATGCAGAGGTATCTGTTCCAATAAATAAATAATCTTTACCTTTTACTGCACCTCTTATATCTGAACCAGAGTCAATTCTAAAAGTACCTGCAGTATTAATTGAGGTTGGTTGATAGTCTTCAATATCTTCTTGATCAGAAAATCGTATAAACATTTTATCTTGTGTTGCTGGACTACCGATAGTTGTTTCAGTTCCTAAATGAATTAAATGTCTATCTCTATCAGACACAATTGTCATTACAGATTTAGTTGG